TTTACCACACTCATCTAAAACGACTACTAAAACACAGGAGAAGATTCTTAACTTTATGATTGAGCAGGTTCAAGAAGCCGATAAAGATAGTAATATAATTTTTGATAGATGTCCATTGGATAATATTGCTTATTCAATGTGGTGTAATGAAAAAAAGGTAGAAGGTTTTACAAATAGTTACGTCGCCAAGCAAATAGAGCTAATGAAAGAATCAATGAGATTTTTAGATATTATATTTGTGTGTAGATTTGATGAAAATCAAGCTGTTGAAGATGATGGCTTTAGAGAGACAGATAAAAGTTTTATACAAGAAGTAGATAATATCTTTCATTCGCTATATTTACAGTATACTCAAAACCCGGAAGCAGATGTATTTTTTCCAAAGGGTGATTCACCTTGTGTGATTGAATTACCTCACAAGGGTCAAGAAAGAATTGATTTAATAGCCGAGTATGTAACACCATCAGGCGGAATGTATGGCGATGACGAGTCTATTTTTAAGGATATTGATAAACTGGAACAACTTGTTACACAGCAAAAAACTGCATTAGATCAAGAAGAGAAAGAGAAAGATCTTTATAGAAAGTTTGGATTATGATGGAGGGTGAAAGTAGTTTGTTACTACTGTGGTTGACAGAAGCTCTTTCAGCTAGAAAGCGTAGTAAATGTTGCCCGGTTTATGATATAAACGGCCGTAAAATGGTCGCATACAGCCAACAAGGTCAAGAAGCTGTTATAATAAAGAACTTTATGCCCAAAATTAATCAAGTTCAAGATGGTACCTTTGTAGAGTTAGGAGGCTATGATGGTATTACATATTCGAATACTAAGGGATTTGAAGATGCGTTTGGATTTAGTGGTGTACTTATTGAAGCGTCAGATGCTTATGTTGCAATGGACATAAATAGACCTAATACACAAAATTTTAGAGCAGCTATATCAACAGAACCTAAAGTAACTTTTTTTGGATCTGACGCCACTTCAGGTACACTTAAAAACGTATTACAAAACCGTCAAGAAACCGATGCTAGTGAATATGCACAAAAGCAACTCTCCGGAGAACCTTCAACATATGAAGTTACGGGCAGGACAATGTCTTCTATTTTAAAGGATAGTAAAATAGAGTACATTGATTTATTTTTTATCGACGTTGAAGGTAGTGAAATTGATGTTATAAAAACAATGAATTGGGATATACCTGTTTATGTTATTTGTATTGAAATGCACTCTCAAGATTCTAGATCTAAAGAACAAGAAGAAATTAGAAAAATACTAAAAGACCGAGGTTTTACATATAAAACAAAAGTTAAATCTGATGAAATATGGGTAAATGAATCTTATTTTAGAAAGGAAAAATTTAAATGAACGAATCAATTGGTGTAGGTATTATAACATGTGATAGGCCTGAATTTTTTAAAAAGTGCCGCGAATCTATAAATCACAAGTGGTATAATTATATTGTCGTTGTAAACGACGGTAAAGACCCTCTAGAAGATGCACGAGCACCGGTAATAAAAACAAACGGGGGAGAGGGCGTAGGAAAGGCTAAAAATAAAGCTATTAAACATTTATTGGAGAAGGGATGTGACTATATTGTTCTCGTAGAAGATGATATGCTGTTTAAGGGTAACCTTTTTGAACAATACATTAAAGCGTATAAAAAAACAGGTATACACCATTTCATGTTCGCTTACCATGGACCTGCAAATAAAGCAGGTATAAGTGGTGGTAAGCCTGTACCACGTAAGGTTTTTGATTATGGTGATATAAAAATCGCTCTAAATCAGCATTGTGTTGGTGCTGTTTGTTTTTATACAAAAGAATGTTTAAAGGACGTTGGTTTGTACGATGAAAAATATACTAACGCTTTTGAGCATGTTGACCACTCCTATCAATTATCAAAAAAGAAATATTGTACACCGTATTGGTGGTGGCCGGATATTAGCAACAGTTTAGATTATGTTGTAGAGCAAGCATGTTCTGAAAATAATTCGGCTATTAGACCAAGAAAAGATTGGCAATCTAATATTCAAGACGCATGGAGTAAATTTACTGATAAACACGGTATAGGTCCAACTTCTGTACCAGATACAGAAATTAAAACTGTTATAAAAACTTTAAAAGATATTAAAAATGGCAAATAGAAAATACCTACCAACATTCGCGGAATTAATTGATAGAATGACAATATGTCAATTAAAGTCTATTTTTATTCCTGAAAATAAAGAAGCATATGATAAGGAGATAAGTGACATAAAGCACGATATTGATGAAATTATCAAAGAGAAAGATGTCGACTTAACTGCAGAGCTTATTAGAGCTATTAGTATTGTTATGCTTTCAAATAGATATATTTGGGAAAATGAAAGTAAAGTAAGAAGTAGTGCAGATAATAATGAAGCACAATTACTTAAGTTAACCCATTCAATTAACGGTGTACGAAATACAGCTAAAAATGTTATTTCAAACGAGCTCGGTGAGCGGGTAGATCTAAAGACGGATTGCCTTGCAGCGGAACTTAAATCAGATTTACAGAACTGGGATATTTTTAAAAATGAAAATTAGAGAATATTATAAACATTACCTAACTTTACATCAAAATAAGACATGTAGACGCTTACATGTCTTAGGGCAAGCAATGACGTTATTATATACTGCTTTAATAGTACACTTAATGCTTTCTATGAGCGTCCTGTTTGCGCCTTTACTTCTTTTGGTTCCGTTTATTGTATACCCATTCGCCTGGTCCGGTCATTTCTTCTTTGAAAAAAACAAACCAGCAGCATTTAAACACCCTATTAAAGCAAAAATATGCGATTGGATTATGTTATTTGATATTATTAGAGGTAGAATAAAATTTTAATGGCAGAATTTAATATTAACGGAATTTCAGGATTAACTCTATTTACTCCAACACTGTATGAGGACGAAAGAGGTCATAATTTTGAATCATACGACAGTTTGAAGTTTAGAGAGGAAATTTCTTCAGACAAATACTTAAGAGAACACTTTAAAGAAAAAGAGTTCGTTTTAGATACATTTTCAAAATCTAGATGGCCTGTATTCAGGGGACTGCATGGGGATAACAAGACATGGAAGCTTATTTCATGTTTATATGGTAAAATATACCTCGTTGTTGCTCAGCCATCGTCTAAAAAGTGGGCTGAATTTTATTTAGATAACAAAACTCGTCAGCAAGTATTAGTACCTGCTGACTGTGTTAACGGTCACTACTGTATTAGTCATGAATGTTTATTTAGCTATAAGATGACAGAACATTATAACGGTGTTGGAAGTCAATATACTGTTAAATGGCATGATAAAACCTATAACTTTAACTGGCCATTCGATCTAAACAAAGCTATAATATCCGATAGAGATAGTTAATTTATGAAATCAAATAGAGTATTAATTACCGGTGGTGCTGGTTACTTAGGAAGTGTATTAGTCGGTCTATTATTAGATAAAAAGTACAAAGTTACTGTTATCGATAGCCTCGCTTATAAACAGCAAAGTTTAACATCTTATTGCTATAATAAGAACTTTACCTTTATTAAGGGAGACGTTAGAAACATAACATCGTTGGTCAATTTAAAGGATTTCGACGTTATAATTCCTTTAGCAGCTATAGTTGGCATGCCTGCTTGTGATACGAATCCAGAACTAGCTACCGAAATTAACCTAGAGCAGATTGTATCAATTGTAAACAATACAACAAAAAATCAACAATTGATAATTCCTAATACGAACTCTCAATATGGCTCTTCAGAAAATGTTATTACGGAGGAAAGCCCGTTTAAACCTCTTTCGCATTACGCAAAAACAAAATGTCTCGCTGAAACAGCTGTGTTAGATAGTGATCGCTCGGGCGTCGCATTAAGATTAGCAACAGTATTCGGTCTATCTCCGCGAATGAGATTAGATCTTCTCGTAAACGATTTTGTCTATAGGGCAGTTACAGATAAATTATTAGTACTCTTTCAGTCATCCTTTAAAAGAAACTACATTCACGTTCGAGATATAGCTAATACCTTCTTATTCGTAATAGAAAACTATGATAAATGTGTTGGAGAACCGTTTAATGTAGGATTATCTACTGCTAATTTAAGTAAATTAGAGCTAGCTCATTCAATTAAAAAATATATTCCAGAGCTCGTTATCATAGAAGAAGAATTTACAGAAGACTTTGATAAGCGTAACTACATAGTTTCGAACGAAAAGCTAGAAAAATTAGGATGGTTGCCTAAATTTTCTCTAGAGGACGGTATTACCGAACTTATTAAAGGGTATCAGCTAATTTCAACATTTAAAAATAAAGATTTTACAAATTTATAAAATGGACGTACTATTTATATCACCAGGTAACAGCAAGGGTATTTATCAAGATCTTGCTAACTCTTATGCAGCTATTGAACCCCCAACGTGGTCGCTGCTCCTAGCACAGTCATGTAGATCCGTAGGCTTTGAAGTCGGTATTTGTGACGCAAATGCAGAACAACTTAACGCTGAGGATGTTTTACAGAGAGTTAAAAAATTAAATCCTAGACTTATTTGTTTTGTTGTTTACGGGCAAAATGTTAATGCAGGTACCGTAAATATGTCAGGATCTGTCTATCTTTCCGAATATTTAAAAGCGAACAACATTAAGACACCTATTGCTTATGTCGGATCCCATGTTCAAGCAGTTCCAATTAAAGCACTAACAGATGAACCTTCGATTGATTTTTGTTTTACAAATGAAGGCGTGTATGCTTTAAGAAATATCTTATCTTTAGATAAAATTGATATTAATAATTTAGAGGAAATAAAAGGTATAGCTTGGAGAAAGAACGGCAAGCCAACTTTTAACCCGTCAGAAATTGTTGTCCCCCGTGATAAAATGGATATCGATCTACCTGGATATGCATGGGACCTTTTGCCATATAAAGAAAGACCATTAGATCTATATAGAGCGCCAATGTGGCATGCAGAGTATGATGAAACAAAAAGATCACCGTATGCAGCTATACAGACGTCATTAGGATGTCAGTTTGGGTGTAATTTTTGTATGATTAATATTTTAAATCGCAATGATGATGCAGAAGTAGGAGTTGCTGGTAACTATAGCTTAATGCGTCATTGGTCTCCAGAATTTATTATTAATGAATTTGATAAACTAGCAGACCTAGGTGTTTATACTATAAAAATAACAGATGAATTGTTTTTGTTTAATAAAAAATATTATGAGCCATTATGTTTAGCCTTAAGTGAAAAACCATATGTCGATAAATTAACAATGTGGGCTTATTCTAGGATAGACACTGTCCGAAGACCGGAATTACTTAAAACAGTTAGAGCTGCTGGTATAAAGTGGTTAGCTCTAGGTATTGAAAGTGGTGAAAAAGAAGTCAGATTAGAAGTGGCTAAGGGTAAATTTGAAGAAGTTGATATTGAAAAAGTTGTTAAGCAAATTCACGACGCAGATATTAATGTAATGGGTAATTATATTTTCGGTCTACCGGGTGACACAAAGGCAACGATGCAAAAAACATTAGATCTAAGTAAGAGATTATGCACAATGGGATGGAATGCATACGCAGCGATGCCACTACCAGGTAGTCAATTGTATAAAGATGCACTAGACAAAGGTCATAAACTTCCGGACTCATATGAAGGCTATTCTTTCTTTAGCTACGATACATTGCCATCACCTACTGATGAATGTACAGCCGGTGAAATCTTAAAATTTAGAGATGACGCCTATAATGAATACCATAACCATAAACCTTTTTTAAATCTCGTACGTAAAAAATATGGTCAAAAGCAAGTTGATAATATTAAAGATATGACAGCAGTAAAACTTAAGAGAAAGTTATATAGTGATGGGTAGTAGTGACAACACGACGCGTTATAAGGTTGGTCATTGGTTCAACAACTACATAGAGGGAGTACCAAAAAATAAACCTAGCATTTCTATTTTATTTAGCTCTGTCTTTAAAGAGAGATCACCGTCAAATCCTAGACTTGGAAACGCAAAAAATCTAGCTTTATTTATTAATTCAATTATTAATACTACAACTGAAGAAGAACGAGAAAGATTAGAAATAATAATTAAGTTTGATACACAAGATGATTTAGATTGGATTAAAAATAATTTTGGTGAACATATAATTTATTTTGATAAACGCAGTGATCATGAAGATAGAGATCTAGATTATGGTGATTTAATTAAGTCATATAAAGGACTAGCTATTAGATGTGTGGTATATGACAAGTCAGAGGGACGCGCTAGCATACATGATTTCTTATCTTATATGGGAAGTATAGCTCATCCTGATTCTGTGCTTTATTTTAATGTAGCAGATGATTTTATATTTTTAAGAAAAAACTGGGTAACCGATTTATTAAGCACCTATAAAAAGGCAAAAAAGGAAAAAAACGGCTTTTGTATTATAGGTCCATGTTCTACAAAACAGATAGAATATACTAATGAAATAGAGGAGCAGGATAAAGTATATTATTATAATAAAGAAAGAGACGGGGAGCTGTATCCATGGGACGAAAAAATGATGCCTATAAATGAATGGAGTAGCTTTCCAGATGTAACACCAGAGATAATTAATAATATAGCTAGTGGTGCAGTTAAAATACATGACACGCCATTACATAAGTATATCGGAGAATATTGTCCTGTTTTTTCAAAAGAAGTATACGATGCTATAAGTGGAAACTTTTGGATGCCAAGTATAGATGCATACTTTACTTTTCTAGGAGCTATTCTTGCAAAAAAATTTGACCTAAGTATAACGACAAGAATACAAAATTTTTATTCAAGAAATACATTAACTGTTGAGACGCCTCCGGAAAACCAACACCGAGAATGGACGGCTCCGGTTCTAGATTATAATTATAATACATTTTCTGGTGCTCAGCAAATAATTAGAAACTGTAAAAGATTATTTTCCCTAATAACACAACAAGCCTTAAACATTAAACTAAATTTAAAAAATGACTAAAGAAGATCTAATAAGTTTTGAAGAAGATATAGCTGACGAATTTAATAATTCAAAAATTAAAGCACCAATTCATCTCTACTCCGGAAACGAAGAAGAGAGTATTAAAATATTTAAAGATATTAACAAAGACGACTGGGTACTATGTACCTGGAGGAGTCACTATCAATGTTTACTTAAGGGTGTTCCACCAGAACAAGTTAAAGCTGAAATCATGGCTGGTAGATCTATTTCTTTGAGTTTTCCAGAATATAGAATTTTTTCTTCTGCAATTGTAACCGGTATTTTACCCATTAGTGTTGGTTTAGCATTAGATATCAAACGAGATGGGGGCAATAACAAAGTTTATTGCTTTGTAGGGGACATGACAGCTCTTACAGGTTCTTTTGACGAGTGTTTAAGATATTCAAAAGCTCATAAATTGCCTATTAAATTTATAATTGAAGATAATGGTAAATCGGTATGTACAGATACAAAAGAAACCTGGAATACTAATGACCACCCATATGCTGGAATTAACGATGAATACGTATATTATTATAAATATGAAACTAAATGGCCACATGCTGGCGCAGGACAACGTGTACAATTTTAATTATGAAATACTTTGATGAATTAAAACGATCTATGGATATGTTAGCGGCGCATCGCGATACTCTGTTTATGGGACAAGCGGTAAATTGTGCTGGTACAGCAATGTCGAATACGCTTAAAGATGTAGCGAATGAAAAAAAGTTAGAATTGCCAGTGTGTGAAGATTTGCAAATGGGAATGACTAACGGGCTTGCTCTTGCCGGTAAAATTCCGGTGAGTATTTTTCCGCGATGGAACTTTTTATTACTAGGTACTAATCAAATCGTTAACCACTTAGATAAATTTCCGATGATATCAAACTTTAAAACAAAGGCTATTATTCGGACCGGTATTGGTTCTGTTAGACCTTTACACCCACATCATCAACACACTGGTGATTATACAGAAGCATTTACAAGCATGTGTAAAAATGTAGAAATAATTCGACTAGATGAACCAGAAGATATTTTCCCGGCTTATACAAAAGCACTATGGCGTGAAGACGGTAAATCAACAATTTTAGTAGAGTGGGGAGATTATTATAGCGAAAAATGAATTTTAATATACCATTAATGTCAGATAATATAACTCGTAATGATGTTGACGAGTTAGTAAACTTCTTACAACAAGATCCAATCCCAAGACTTACCAACGGCCCAAAGGTTGAAGAGTTTGAAAAGAAATGGTCTGAATGGCTTGGTGTAAAACATAGTGTATTTGTAAACTCAGGGTCGAGTGCAAACTATATGACTATGCAGCTCTTATATTACAAATATGGAGCTTGTGAAGTTATTGTACCGCCCTTGACCTGGGTTTCAGATGTTGCTAGTGTTATTAATACAGGTCACAATCCTGTTTTTGTAGATATTAACCTTTCAAATTTAAGCTTCGATATCGAAAAGTTAAAACAAGCAATTACACCTAAAACAAAAGCTATATTTTTAACACATGTTCTTGGTCTTAATGGTCTTACTGATGAACTTTTACAAGTTTGTAAAGAAAATGATCTTTTTTTAATAGAGGATGTATGCGAGTCACATGGTGCAACTTTTAAAGATCAAAAAGCCGGGTCGATCGGAGACGTTAGTAACTTTAGTTTTTATTTTGCACATCATATGTCTACAATTGAAGGCGGAATGGTATGTACTAACAATGACGAGTTTTATGATATTCTAAGATTTAGCCGCTCTCATGGCATGGTTAGAGAATGCAAAAATGAAGAATTTAAACAGCAAGTAAAACTGGATCACCCTGACCTTAATCCAGATTTTATATTTTTAGCACCCGCGTATAATTTTAGAAGCACCGAACTTAATGCTGTTTTAGGATTATCTCAGATTAAATCTTTAGACAAAAACAATAATAAACGTAAAGAAAATTTTAATTATTTTTTATCTAAGCTTAATTCAACCAAATATATTACAACACTAGATGTAGAAGGTCAAAGCAATTATGCCTTTATTGTTATAATGAAGGAAGCAGACATTAATCAACGCAATAAAATTGAAAAAATGTTAAATGATAACAATATAGAATTTAGACGCGGATTATCCGGAGGCGGTAATCAACTTAGACAACCCTACATTAAGGAATACTCCCATAAAATGGGATTCCTTACACGTAGTCCGTATAATCATAAAATAGGCGAGCCAATTGGCTCGGTTCTCACAGACGACATGTTGCAGCATCACTTTGCAAATGTCGAGCACGTGCATAATTATAGTTGGTATATTGGTAATTACCCTTCTCTTAAAAAAGAAAAAATTACCAATCTTTTAACACTGCTTAATAATGTCTAATAATAAATATCTCGTTGTATATAATATTTGTGAAATTGGTAGAAGAAATTGTGAATGGTATATAAAATGTATTGACAATTTATTAAAACTTGATCATAAAAAATTTCACGTAGCAGTCAGTGGTTGTAGGGTTACTGAAGAAACAAAAAAGGAACTTTTTAATAAATTTAAAGATAAGATATCCTTTTGTTATACTGAAAATTTTCTCTCGGTAAATATTACTTTTAATCTTGCTGTTCTAAAATGCGTTGAGAGATTTAAAGAATTTACAGGATATATATACATTGATTCAGGAGTAAACACAGAAGAGAATTATAATCTATTAGAAGAAATAGATAACAGAGTTCAAACTGAGCGCTTTAGTATGATTAGTGTTCAGACTGATACTGATCATGGTCATCATTGGTTTAAAAAAGACCACGAACATAATCCTTACATAAAAGATAAAGATTTTATAGTACCGGTAGGTAGATGTTGTAATTTACATGTATCGTATTTTTCAAACGATTTACTAAATGCATTTGGCCGGTTAATTCCGGATATTTTTAACGCATATTGTACTGAATCAGTGTTTTCTTTTTTGAATGCTAGCATTCAAAAGCAATGGGTTATAATAAAAGATATAATTCTCACACATATAAAAGAAAAAGACGGTGCAACGCTTAGTTATGATCATATAGGACCCAGACAGGTTCCATGGAATAATTTATACGGTTGTGCGGATATGGAAAATATAGTTAATGATCCAAAAGCACGTGAAGTTGGACTCGGATATGAGGAACTCGGAGGCGTATTACTACATAATCCGGAGTTATATACTTCTGAAGGCCATGTTAAAAACGATACTTTAAAAAAATATATTAGAGAAAATCTTTTTCTTAAATCAAATCAATTAGATTACAACCATATATTACATTCATTTCACCCAGTAAAATGATATCAATAATTATACCAACAAAAAATAGAGTTAAAAATCTTAAAAAGGTACTAAAGACCTTAAATCAAAATACTCTTCAACCTAAGCAGGTGGAAGTTGTATTTTATGTTGATAGTGACGATACAAATACTATAGACTTTATAAAGTCCGGAGAAATTAATAAACATTTAGGTAAAATACCCGGGTCTGCTATAGTTAATAAGCATAAAATAAAACTAGCAGATATGTACAATTACGCCTTTGATATGTGCGAGGGCGATATAATAATGTATTCTGCTGATGATGTTCATTTTAAAACTAAAAATTGGGACATTTTAATAAATGAAGAATTTAACCGCTACTCTGATAAAGTCTGTCTAGTATTTGGACCAGACGGCATGCAGCCTAACGGAACATTAGCAACTCATGGGTTTTTAAGTAGAAGAGCAATTGAGCAAGTTGGATATGTACACCCGGTAAATATGGGATATAATTATTCGGATAATTGGCTAACGGATATATATAGAAAATTAGGAAGATTAGTTTATACTCCGGTTTATTTTGAGCACTGCCATTGGGGCGCTGGAAAGGCAGAGTATGATGAAACCTATAAAACAGGATCAGATGCACCACATGATGATAGTATTGATTTATGGAGTCAGAGCGCAGATCAAAGAAATGAAGATGTTAGTAAGTTAAAATTAATATTAAGGCCCGGGCCCCGAGGAAACTCTAACAAAGATAATTTAAAAGCAATTTACAGTATAGATGCAGAAAGCGATTAACAAGCCAATATTACTAGTAGGAGACTCTTGTACAGATAAATTTGTTTACTGTAAGTGTAAACGGCTTTGTCCTGAAGCCCCCGTGCCGTTATTAGATATTATAAAAACTAAGACAAATAAAGGCATGGCGGGTAATGTTCTTAAGAATCTTGAAGCTTTAAATTGCGAAACACATCTATTAACAAATAAAAATTATAAGAGTATTATTAAGACAAGATATGTTGACTACAAAACAAATCACATGTTTATCCGAATTGACACAAAGACACAATTAAAGAGTACATTTAAGGATTATTGTTCTAATTTAAATTTTGATGATTATTCAGCGGTTGTAATTTCAGATTACAATAAAGGCTTTATTACAGAAGAAGAAATACAGCATATTGGTAATAATCATCCAATTACTTTTTTAGATACAAAAAAAATTCTCGGTACGTGGGCTAGTAGTATAAAGTTTATTAAAATTAATAGAAAGGAATATAAAGAATCAGAACATGTTCTCACGAATAAGTTAAAAGAGAATATTATTACAACTCTAGGATCGGGAGGAGCAGTATATAAAAATATACAGTATGATGTTGAAGATGTAGAAGTTAAGGATCTATCTGGAGCTGGTGATACATTTCTTTCTGGGCTAGTATGTTGCTTTTTAAAAACAAATGATATACAAAAAAGTATTGAGTTTGGAAATAAGTGCGCGACTAATGTCGTGCAGAAAAAAGGCGTCAATGTAATCCAAAAAAACTTTATAAAATGAAAAATCTATACATCTATCCTACAGCCTTAAAGCATAGTCAGGACAAATCTGAAAAATATTATAATACTACGCCCCTATCTGAACAAGGTATTAAGGACCACTTTAAAATTACCGAGCCAGAAAAAGCAGATTACTTTTATATGGGACAAATATCTTGCGGTACGTATAAAGAGTTTAAATCTAGTGATTTCTCTTTTTTTGAAGGTAATGAAAAAAGACACTTAGTAGAGCTTGAAGGAGACTGGTTAAATGATAAAGCTCCGGATTGGTTATTAAAATGTACGTGTATGGGTAATGCTAATAGAACATTTTATAATAAAGAAAACTTTTTTACTAGACCGTGCCTAAGCACTCTTTTAATACACCTTGCTAAAAATACCGAAAAAATTAAATATGAACTAACACTGCCTGACACTAAAAGCTTTGGATTTAAAGGCCAGGTTGATCCGTATGGTACCAGAATAAAAGTCGCACAAGTATTAAATGCTGCAGGTATACCCAATGACATTGAATTTAACCCCGGGTGGTTTGCGCAAGTTGATCTAAAATCCGACAATAATATTGTTCAAGGATTCGCTAAAAAACTAGAAAATAATATATTTTCTTTATGTCCGCGTGGAGCCGGTGAAGATACTATCCGGTTTTATGAGTCGTGTTTTTTCGGAAGAGTTCCAATTATTATTGGTTACCCTAAAATAATGTGTGAAGACGATCTTCAGGACATATTTTTTTATAGAATAGACCCTAATTTAAGCAATGAAGAAATGGCAAAAGAATTTAAAAAAATACACGATACGCCCTTACCCAGGCTACATGATATGTGTAGATTAGCTCGAAAATATTTCGAGGAAGTAGTAGTAGAATACTTTAAAGATCCTACACTAATGGTATTAGATTTTCTTAAAAAAGTTAATAATATATAATATGGTAGATTTTTCCAAAGCATCTTCAGCTATTCTTGATCTTAAAACATACGTTGCTGATGTTCCAAACTTTCCGAAACAAGGTATTACTTTTAAGGATATACAACCACTTTTATCATCCCCGGATGCATTTCAACAAGCAATACAGGAGATGTTTAGAAAATTTGAAACGACAATGGATTATTGGGTTGGAATTGACTCTAGAGGCTTTATTTTTGCATCCGGTTTATCTCAGTTTTCAAATAAGGGGTTAAAGCTTCTTAGAAAAAAAGGTAAATTACCTCCACCGACAATTACAAAGACATATGAATTAGAGTACGGTAATGATACTATAGAAATTCAACCTGGAACAGGTAAGGTAGTTATAGTTGATGATGTGTATGCAACTGGTGGTACAATGGATGCAGCAGAACAGTTATGTAAAGAAGCCGGGTATGATGTAATTGGTAAAGTTGTTTTTATTGATCTTGACTTTTTACATGGTCCGACAGATGTTAAAAGCGTTATAAAATATGAAGCCTGAGATTATAGAATATGAAGATTACCCCAAGGGGTGGGGACACGAAAGATGGGTAGTTAATAAAGAAAAATACTGTCTAAAAATTTTATCCTTTAAAAAAGGTAGCTCTTTTTCAATGCATTATCATATTGAGAAGGAAGAAACTTGGTATGTATCAAAAGGTAGCTTAAGGCTATCATACTACGATTTAACTAATGCTAGCCGCATATCTGAAGTAATTAAAACAGGGACAGTTGTTGATATTAAGCCAAATATTCCACATAAGCTTGAAGCATTAGAAGATTCTGAAATTATCGAAGTTAGTACGCAGCATTTTGAGCACGATAGTTACAGAGTAGAACCAGGAGATAGTCAAAAATGAAAAAACTGTTAATTGATATTGATAACACAATTTGTGAGACAAAGACGTTTGATTACTCAGAATCAACACCACATGAAAAAATAATTAAACACTTTAATAAACTTTATGATGACGGTGTGCATATAACATATTACACAGCTAGAGGAGGAAACTCCGGGCGAGACTGGACATACGAGACAGTTAATCAGCTTAAAGAGTGGGGTGTAAAGTATAATAAGCTTATGATGCATAAGCCACCGTATGATTTATGGATTGATGATAGGTGTATAAATATCGACGATTACGTAAAGCAACATATAGGGTAATATGAAGCAACCAATACTATCAATTATTATACCTACTAGAGATAACATAGAGGCGTTAAGAGATGGTTTTCTTAGATCGTTTGTACATAATACTAGTAATGTAAATAATGTTGAATTAATCTTTGTAGTAGATGAAGATGATAAAAAAACTATTAACTTCTTACAAAAAAACGATGCACTTAAACATATCGCGTTTTTCCAACTTCTTATTAGAGAGAGATCCAAAAATATTACAGACGATTATTACAATTATGGTGCTAAAAAAAGCAATGGCTTTTTTGTAATGCCAGGAGCAGATGATATTGTAATCAATACACCAAATTATGATCTCGTTTTAATCAAAGTAAGACAAGATTTACTTGATATTGAGGGTATTCATAAAAAGCATTACCTGCTAATTAAAACGTACGGAGAAGGTAATATAGGCAAAGATCCGGATGGTCGCGACGGACATTCCGGATTCCCTATATTAACGAGAGATAGTATCGATCGTCTAGGTTATTTTTTAGCACCCGCGGGTATACCCGGTTGGGGAGCTGATTGGTTTATTGATACAATATATACTACTTTAAACAAGGTCGCAGCAACTAACCCACCTATCAATATAGCACAAGTATCACAGCACTCAAACAAAAAGAATCCATCCGAAAAAGAAAAAGAAAAATATAGAAGGATGAAAGAAGTTTATTTATCGGCAATCACTCCAAAAGAAAATCCAGAAATATGGCTTGAAATATTAAGGGCCATACATTATATTGTTTTAGATAATTTAGAAAAGTATACACCAAAAAGCAAGTGGATGAAATATGAAGCTAATAGAGTAAACGAAGCTGCTGCGACCGCGGTAGGATCCCCTATAGGTGTTATTGCCAAAGGAAGTATATGCCCCCATATTTACGAAGAGATATTAATAGGTATCCAGCAAGCACTATACAGAAATTTTAACCATATAAAGTAATATGAAGCAACCAATACTATCAATTATTATCCCTACTAGAGATAACATAGAGGCGTTAAGAGATGGTTTTCTTAGATCGTTTGTACATAATACCGGTGATGTAAATAATGTTGAATTAATCTTTGTAGTAGATGAAGATGATAAAAAAACCATTAATTTTATATCTAATGAAAAGGGATTTAAACAATTAAAACATTTTCAACTTCTTATAAGAAAACGGTCTCTTAATATTACAGACGATTATTACAATTATGGTGCTAAAAAAAGCAATGGCTTTTTTGTAATGCCAGGAGCAGATGATATTGTAATCGATACGCCTAATTATGATCTCTTATTAATAAAAACGAAAGAAGGCCTAATTAAAACAGAGGGTATTCATAAAAAGCACTACCTGCTAATTAAAACGTACGGAGAAGGCAATGTAGGCGGTGAAGGGTTTTGTTGCTTTCCAATATTAACAAGAGCTAGTATCGATACGTTAGGCTTTTTTCTTGCTCCATCTTTAATTCCCAGCTGGGGTGCTGATTGGTTCATTGATAAAATATACACCACACTAAACAGAGTCGCCACAACTAAACCTGCTATTAACATAACGCAGTGGTCTTGTCACAACGCTTCTAAGGAGCCCACAAAAAGAGATAAAGAAAATCACAATAGAATGGCACATATCAATAGATCAGTACCTGACTGTAAGGAAAACCCACAACTAGTATTAGAAATACTAACAGCGATTTATCATATAGTTACCGAAAATATAGAAAACTACACGCCACCGGGTCTATGGAAAGCTTATGAAAGCGCTAGATTAATTAACGAAAATGTTAAAGGAGCTGTTCCGGGTACGAGATGCCCAGATATATATCTAAAAATTTTATGGGGTATCCAACAAACACTACACGACAACTATAATAGGTAACTTACAGTTGAAAACTAATCATAGTTACTTATAATAGAGTATATGATTATTGACCAAGGTGTATACGACGGCAAACTAATTCATGAAAGGTTTGCTTATAAGTTTTTTCGAAAAGACGTAGCGAGCGTAGGTAATATTGTAGCATTTAGAGCTCCAATGTATGTGGAGGATGCTTTAATCGATCTTGAAGATTCGCTCGAAAATGATTTTATTCATAGTCAAGACGCGATTAATTTTTGCTGGGAAATTCCAGGATTATGTCCACTAGGGGCTGTTTCTTTTCAAAGGCTTTTTAATACTGGGGTTGCTAATATATTATCAGGTTACATTAGTAAAGGTATTATGGTAGACGGAGACGATCTATTAGTACAAGATGAATTTTTAGGTACGGATAAACAAGTAAGAGAATCAGGTAAGGTAAGCGTATCTATTACATACTCTAAAGAAAATGTGGCACTCGGTCACACTGGTATTAACATTGTAGCTGGAGATAAAGCTCCTCCTTTTGCATATTCATCTAAGTTAACAGATAAACAGGTTACTGCATTTAGTAAATCGGTTATTGATTATTTTAATTCTGAAGTAAGAGATCAATTTGTCGCTACTACTAAAATTATTGTATGAAAAAAATATTTACAAATGGCTGCTTTGATATATTACATCGAGGTCATTTAGATCTATTTGAATATGCAAAGAGTTTAGGTTATTTATATGTAGGTGTTGATTCTGATGAAAAGGTCCGCCGTGATAAGGGGAAGGATAGACCATATAACATTCTAGATGATAGGGTAAAAATGCTCGAGTCACTACGCTTTGTTGATGAAGTACGTAGTTTTAATACTACAGAAGGATTAGAAAACTTAATTAAAGAGATCGAACCTGACATAATGGTAATTGGTTCCGATTGGGAGGGTAAAACAGTCGTGGGTAAGGAACACGCAAAGGAACTGCGTTTCTTTGAAAGAGTTAGTGGATATTCTACAACAAAAATATTAGAATATGATTATAGAAGACTACAAAAAAGTCCTAGAAGGTAACAATAATGAATTTTTTCCAACTACAAAACAAATTATTTTATTCAAAGAAAGAAACCGCAGGTGATTTAGATACAGAAGGGGAACAAAGCTTTGTTCCTTTTTTATTTAATAGATGGCTGTCGTTCTATAATAACGATATGTGTGTTTTTACAAATGAAACGTTAAATAAATTTAGTACTATTTTTGATGACAAGCAACAATCTTATAGAATGTACTATTATCTTATACCTCGTTTAAAGTGGAAAAAGATAAGCTATATTAAAAAGAAAAAGAAAGATAAAGAGGAGGAAAAGGACATAGCTCTAGTTGCAAAAAATAAAAATATATCAAAGCGTGAGTTACTTGCCTATGTTGAATTAAGCGACGTTCTATGTAAATAGCTGTATGGCAATGGCTAGCATAGATAATTTGGCACCTACAAAAGGTTTAATTGATCTAACCAACCCTGATAAAGGTGATTTTGGAATAGATGATTATGAACTAAGTTTTATTTTTGATGATATTTTACTTATTGAATATGTAGATGAAACACCTGAAGGTGAAGTAGAACGTAATGGTATATTAGTACCAACTAACGCGCTAACTAAAGCCTGGCGAAAGGGCAAAGTAATCTTATCAGGCCCGGATACAAAATACGCAAAAGAAGGTGATATAGTAATTTTTCCAAACAATATGGGTGTTACTATTTCTGGGGTAGAAGTAACAGGTAAAGGGAAAGTAGCAAAAGGTATATTTTTAAACGAAGAAAGAATGTTCGGGATTTGCAAAGAAAAAAATGTTAATACAAAAAGCAGCTCTTGATTCACTTCTTTTGAATAACGTTTGTGAGATAAGATTTCCTCGTAGGATAATTAAGCCGGGGCAGGCTTCTACAAGAAGAATGCTTTGTACAAAATCATTATCTCTACTTAACTCTGTAAATGGTAGAATTTCACTTAATTATTTTCCACCTAAAGGGCCTCCGAAAGCATATCTCGGACCAGATCATCTTGCAGTAGCATGGGATATATTAATGCAAGATTATAGAAACATTAACATGGACCAATGTGATCTAATACAGGAAATTCCTGCTAATGATGATTTTTGGGTATATTTTAATGAAAATATCTACCCGATGTCATCTGCACAAAAATTTAATTTTATGAACTCATGAACGTAAGTTTAGAAAAAGTAACAGATTTTTTAAAACCATTTTTATTGCAGGATATAGTAATAAAAACAGATAAAAAAATTTTAAAACGAGGTAAGCTAAAAATATTTCAAATTAAGCAATATTACATAAACTTTACTCTAGAATATAATGATTCAATAAAGTCCTACGAAATACCATATCCATATAAAATGGACTGGAATGATAATATAGCAATTCTTAATTATCACTTAAGCTCCTTTATACCTAAAAAACAAATTAATAAGGTAAAGTTTTTAGATAGTTCGTCAAAATCAAAACTATACGACAATCTCGTATATATATTGCCTTCTGAGGAAGCTACAATATAATTAAGTGTGGTAGGTGGTCTATTGAATAATTTTCCGGAAGGTTATACTCCTAACTCTTCGCAAGTAAAACTACTAAAAAACATTGATCAAGCTTTTGAGGATGGTTATAAGTTTGTAGTATGTAACGCGCCAACCGGGTCTGGAAAATCTTTTATTTCTAAGACAATATCAAACGCTTCAAAGGAAGCAACCGATAATTTTAAAGATTTAATATCTTCTTATGTAGCATTTAAAATAGATCAAACAGGCAATTATACTCATGAGCAAGAGTGTGAAGAAGAAACTCCAGCTGGAGCTTTTGCGCTTACAATAACTAAAGCCCTGCAAGATCAATACAAAGGGTTATTTAAAGATACAACAATATTAAAAGGTAAAAGCAATTATGTAAGTACAATTGATTCAAATATTGATGTTGAATTGGAGTCTTTAATTATGCCTAAAAATATTTTAGAGGATCATCGAAGAAGTCATAAATGCCCGTATCATAATGATCGTAGAGACGCCTTAACAAGTAAATTTGCAGCTCTAAATTATAACATGTTTTTTTCTCTCCCTAATCATGTGAAAAAAAGACAATATTTAATTTGTGATGAAGCTGCTGAATTAGAAGATCAATTAGTAAAAGAGTTTTCTTGTAATGTTAACTTTGAAATGTTGAGTAGAATGGATATCGTGGTAAGACCATTCTACTCTAAAAATACTGCTAATGTTATAAAATGGATTAATAATTTAATATTAGATTTAAGCGATAAAGTAGACGAATTACGCGATACTCTCAACAGTACAAATACTAATAATAAAAAGTTTCTTGTTGAAACTAGAAAGCAACTAGTTGGAATCCGTAATTTGCATTCAAAATTATCTCTTATTGTTGAAACTTGGAATGAGAGTGAATATCTTTTTGAAACTAGTAGAGAAGGTATTAACTTTATGCCACTAAAAGTTAATAATTTATCTAATCATTTATTTAAATATGCTGATAAGGTAATTCTAATGTCGGCTACAATTATTGACCCATCTAACTTTTGCAAAAGTTTAGGTATCGATAAATTTAAATATGTTGAAGCTGATTCTACTTTTGATCCGACAGTATCACCCATATTATGTAATACTAAACTTAAGCTAAACTATCATAACTTAAAGCGTAATTTACCAAAAGTTGTGGAACAAATAAAGCAAATTTGCGAGCATCACAAAAATGAAAAAGGTATAATTCATACACATAACAATACAATTACATCGTTTTTATCAAGTAAATTAACTAGTTCTAGATTTTTAATTAGAGAACCCGGGATCCGCAATGAGGAAATACTACAACAACATTTAACAACAGACGAGCCAACGGTGTTAATATCTCCATCAATGTCACATGGTGTTGATTTAAAAGATGACCTAGCTAGATTTCAAATTATTGTTAAAGCGCCTTATTTACCAACAAAAGATAAAAGAATAGAAAGGCTCATGAGTGACGACTTTAATTGGTATGCGAATAAAATGTTATGCTCACTGATTCAATCCTGTGGAAGGGGTATTAGATCAAAAAAGGATTATTGTAAAACTTATATATTAGACGGTGCTATTGCTGAAAGCGTTGTAAACAACATACATAAACTACCGAAATATTTCATCGACAGGTTTGTATAATAAATATATAAGTACACATGAAGAACCGAGCATTTCATTTTGAAATAAAAAACTTACTGACGCAATTTGTTGCTGCGTTTGATGATACGGTTATAAGTAGATATAATAAAAGCAGGGATAGAAAAAATAATATCGAAGTTAGGTATGTATTCGCGCCCAAACAGCGTGTAATGTACGATATTATTAATAAGGCTCAAAACATAACTCTCCCTGTTGTCGCTATAAACTTAACAGGTATTACGCGTGACAATGATAGAGTATTTAATAAGCTACCAAATACATTTATTCCCACACAAAGAGAGTCTGATCCCAAATCATCTTCTAACTTTTTAATGCCCGTCCCGATTAATATTGAAGTTAATATGTCAATATTAGCGCGGTATATGCAAGATGTAGATCAAATTGTATCTAATTTTGTACCATATAATAATCCGTATATTATATTAACCTGGAAAGTACCCTCAGCTTTTGGTGCCGGTTATGATCAGGAAATTAGAACCGAAGTACTATGGGATGGTAATTTAGTATATGATACACCGACAGATACTACGTATAGTGATAAATTTAGAATTACAGTAGATACAACCTTTACCATTAAAGGGTGGTTATTCCCTGAGCAGAAAGATACTAAAGGTAATATCTATAAAATAGATAATAATTTTATAGCAGTTAATCTTGCAAACAGAATATACTCACCTTTGGATAATAATGAAGTTGTAAGTAACGCGTCGTATAACCAACAGGGATATAGAGCTCTATCAGGTTATAATGACGGCGTTCCGGACGCATACTCTGAAACAGTAACAATTTCTGCAATACCTGAAATTACCAACCTGTATTACTCTACAACTGGTACATTTACGCAGTTATATCAAACCACTTCTCGATTACTTTCTAGTCACCCAAATAACTTTATACTATATGGTAAACGTTTTGATTATGATAATGACTTCTTTTTAAGCGCAACAGATATGGGGGGACCGCTTCCAGACAACCCGTTCTACTCTAACTACCAAGAAATTACTTCTGCAAAATCTGCTACAATTAGTGGGTATAAACTTGGTACATCTCTGTACGAAGTAGTAAACGATAACATAACAAACATATTTTTACCAACGTCTACTCTAAGTGCAGCTGGTAAGTTCGTTTTTGTATCAGCAAATGAAGCCGGCTGGGGTTCTTCTTATCCCGCCACTAGCTCTATCCTACAAATGACATAAATATATATAAGATGCCAGGACTCGGATCATCAACTAGTTCAGACCAGAATCGCTCGTACGTTACAAATGACGGCCGTGCAGCGACTTTTGGTAGAAATTTAATTCAATACATTCAAAATAGGCTACCGTATGCTACTGACGGTCGTGGTGAAAACGATGCATTAAACCCTAAGTATAAGTTTTTCCAAAAAGCCGGTATGAGGAGAGCTGAGGCGTTAGCTAAAGCTTCAGTTTCTTCTTCTAACCCATTTAATAATATTCCTATTGGTGATTTTGCAAAAGATTCATCTTTTGGCGATGTCATGTATGCAAACATACAAGACGATAAAGCGGGTAGATTAAGAGATTATAGAATTATGGCAGCATATTCTGAAGTATCAGATGCTTTAGATGAAATATGTGACGAAACAATTAATCCGGATGAGTCCGGATGGATAACAAAATTACAGTTAAAGGATATTGATCTTACAATTGAAGAAAAGGAAGAACTCGATAAACAGTTTCATAGATATGTTGAATATTATGATTTAAAAAATAGAGGGTGGCAATATTTTCGACAGTTAATGGTCGAGGGTGAAGTTTTCTTTGAGCAAATAATTCATGAAGGCTACGTAAAAGATGGTGTGCTCGGTGTGATTAATTTACCCGCCGAAATTATTGATCCAGTATATAACAATATACAAAATATGCTCGTAAAAGGGTATATATATAGAAAGCCTATATTTAGCCCAGAGCATCCGGAGAAGGTAGAAAAAATTGAATTTATACCAATGGATCAAAACCAGATTATGTATGTAAATTCTGGTGTATATAATGAAACTAAAAACTTTGTTATTCCGTTTCTAGAAAATGCTAGACGGCCATATAGACAGCTATCCCTAATTGAAGATGCAATTGTCATTTACCGATTAGTTAGAGCGCCTGAAAGATTAGTCTTTAACGTTGATGTAGGTAACATGGCTCCACCAAAAGCAGAAGCTTATCTTAAGAAGCTTATCAATAATTATTGGTCAAGAAAGACATTTGATGTTGATCAAAATGATGTTGTTAAGAAGTTTAATCCTCAGTCAATGCTCGATGCTTTTTGGTTTGCAAAGAGACAAGGGTCAGAGGGTACTTCAGTAGATCAATTAGCTGGTGCTTCTAATTTAGGCGAACTAGCTGATCTTATGTATTTTATTAAAAAGTTGTATAGAGCTCTTAAAGTGCCTTCTATGCGCATAGATCCACAGGATTCAGTGGAGCCAGGAGGCACCTCAATGTTAAGGGAGGAACTTAAGTTTGCTAGATTTATTATCAGACAGCAGCAGCGATTTGCTGCTGGATTGAAAAAAGGATATATTACTCACCTAACGTTAATGGGTATATTTGAAAAGCTTGAACTTAATGAACAAAATATTGAAATTGAGTTTAACGTGCCTACTAATTTTTATGAGTTGAGAGAGCATCAGAGACTTGAATTAAAAACATCTAATTATGGAAATTTAGCAGCAGATGAGTTTGTATCCGCAACTTACGCACAGAAAAAATACCTTGGATGGAAAGATAGAGATATTCTTGCTAATAGAGAGTTTTTGAGAAAAGATGCCGAATTGCAATGGGAGCTAGCGCAAATTACTGCAGCCGGGCCAGCTTGGAAGGAACAAGCACTTGCTGGAGAACTAGCAGAAGGTGAAGCAGCTGTAGGCGGTGAAGGTGGCGGTGTCGGAGGAGCCGGCGGCGGTGGAATACCAGAGTTCGGCGGAGGACCGGCTGACGTTGACGAGCCTGTAGATGTTGACGTTGAAGCTGATGTAGCTGTAGAAGAAGAACCTATAGCTTAACGCACTGGATTTGAACTATAAAATTGAGTTCTATAATGTACTAAACCGGCGGTCCCAGCCTTTGCAGATACTTGGTTTACATTTGTAAGACCTCTAACAGTTGTTTCATGGTTATTATGTATTTTAATTACATGATCAGCTCTAACTGTACCATAATTACCGCTCGTATCTACGTAGATCTCTAAAGCACCACCTGTAGTGTTATAAATTACAACCTCAGAACATGGTTGACCTACTTTAACTGCAACCGCAGGTGCTGTATTTGTATTTGTCCCCCATGGTTCTGGAGCATTAGGATCTTGCCCAGATAATTGTACTATTGATGTTGGAACATGTCTTGAAAAGGAAAAACACTGATTTTGATTATAATAAGTGCTTGTATACGGTTCATTACTTTTAGGTGGTGATGTCGCCATATATTTATTTAGTCGGGAATAAATAATTTTATGGCACTTGCATGCACAATTCAGCCTCTTTCGGCCTTTCTCTCAACAAATTTAAATTCAAAAGTTGAATCATATGATAGATTAGGAGATAGAATAAAAAGATCCCTAGGATATCCTTTAGTTTCATTAGAAATACATACTGATCAACTTAGAGAGAATATACAAATTGCTGTTGAATATTTTACTAAATACGCTGGTTATACTAGAGAATATTTAATATTTGACTCAAACATGTATGAAAACAATAAAGGTATTCGTTTAGATTTATTATACACTCTTGCGAATTCAGATTTAGATACAAACAGACAACGCACAAGCGGTGAGAATCCTCTAGGACCGGGACCAGAATTTTATGGTTCCCGGGCACCATATACAAGTGCTTTTGGACCAACTCTATTTGTCGCAACATCTACTCTAAGTGGTAGTGTATTTTCAGCTTCAAGTACCTTATCTGCTACATTTTCTTATGACGACGGAGGACAATCTCCTGGAATAGCACAATTCGAATTATTTGATCATACACTTTATTCTACCATTACAACATTTAATCATACTTTAAGCGCCAGTTTCAAAGAAACACCACAAAATACTCTTACTTTTGAAGGGTCTGCTTCGAAAGCCATATTTTATCAAAATGTATTTGATTATGATATAATGGACTATAGAAAGGTAATTGATGTTACTGATTTTGAAGAAGGTTCAACTACAGGTATTAATACACTCTTTACATTAGAGCAAACACTAGCTCAACAAACATACTTTAGTTATGCAATGGGGAATTATGGATTTGATCTAATATCTTGGTATACATTAAAGGAGTGGATAGATACACGCGAAAAAGTACTGGCTATTAGACGTGATATAAAATTTGATCCAAGAACTCAATATATGCAAATGTATCCACAACCCGGTGGTGATAGATTCTATGGAGTAGTGTCCTGCTATCTTGAAAGAGCAATTAGAGATGTTATTATGGAGCAATGGGTGTATGAATACGCATTAGCTTTATCGCAAATAACTATCGGCCGAGTTAGAGGTAAATTTGGAAATGTTGCTCTATTAGGTGGAGGCTCTTTAAATTATGACATGCTTTCAGAGGGTCTAGAAAGAAAAGCGGAGCTCGAAGAAAAATTATTAACAGGAAGCGCACCAGGATTAGGAGATACAGATCCACCGATGTTCTTTGTAGGGTGATGGGTAGATGGCGTCAAGGTATTTTTGTCCCCAAAAATAAGGATAAATTTATTGGGAGTAAAGCCATATATAGATCAGGATTAGAATTAAAATTTTTTAGATTTTGTGACAGTAATCCCAATGTGTTAAAGTGGGGAAGTGAAAATATTGTTATACCGTATAGAAGCCCTATAGATCATAAAATGCATAGATATTTTGTAGATAATTATATCGAGATAAAAGAAGGTGAGAAAAATGTAAAATATTTGGTAGAAATAAAACCCTCAAAACAAACAAAACCACCTACAGTTAAATATAAAAAGAAGCGTCATCTCATTTATGAACAGCGGTGTTACGCTATTAATCAAGCTAAGTGGGCCGCCGCAAAAGAATATAGCAAAAAAATAGGGGGTTCTTTTATTATTTTAACAGAAAAAGAGCTTATTCGTAACAAATGAATAAATAATTGTATGTCATTAAAACTTAATTTGGTTGTTGAAAAACCCGATGTAAACGACGAGTTCGAATACATTGAAGAAGAAGTAGATAGAAACTCACCTTCCAATTTATACATAAAAGGGCCATATATGATGGCAGAAGGGGTTAATAGAAACAACCGATTATACCCGTTAAAGGAGTTAGAAAGAGAAACAAAGCGATATATTGAAGAGATGGTCACCCCTGGGCGCGCAATGGGAGAGCTTAATCACCCTACAACAGCTGATGTTGACTTAGAAAGAGCGTGCCATATGGTTACAGAGATAACTCAAGACGGTAATGTTTTTTACGGTAAATCAAAAGTACTAACAACACCATGTGGTCAAATAGTTCGATCATTAGTAAATGACGGGGTTAAAGTTGGCATGTCGTCTCGTGCTCTTGGAACACTTGAAGAAAGTAGTGAACATAGCACTGTAAAGAATATGAAATTAGTTGCTATTGACTGTGTAGCCGATCCATCATATCCTAAAGCGTTTGTTAATGGTATATTAGAATCCAAGCAATGGGTACTAGTAGATGACAATAGATACGAAGAAGTATACGAGAATTTTGAAAAATCACTTGAAAGATTACCTAAAAAAGAAATTGATTCCTTTTTACGTGATAGAATTCTTAGCTTTATTAAGAGTATATAATAAATAATAATATGGCTAAAGACAAATTAAAGATTAGCAAGTTTATCCAGCAGATTTCTAATAAAAATTATGCCCGGGCCCATAAATATTTAAAGAGCGTAATTGAAGATAAAATTGCAAGAAAAATCAATAACGCAACAGACAAACCACTCTTTTAACAATGAGCAAACACAACAAAGCATTACCGAAACAGGCAGAAGAGGTTTTAACTGAAGAGTCAGTTGAAGCTATTGAAACTGCTATTCATGAAAAAATTCAACTATCAGTTGAAGCGGCATTAACAAATCAAGATGAATTATATGCAGAGAAGCTTGAAGAGTTAGTAACTGCGATTGATAAGGATCATACTTCTAAGCTAAAGAGAGTGGTAGAAGCTGTTGATGTTAATAATGCTAACAAGCTTATACGTGTTATTAAAAAATATGAAAAGGAGTTAACTGGTAGTGCTAGTAGTTTTAAAACTACTTTAGTGGAAAGTATTTCTGATTATTTAGAAGAGTATTTAGAAGAGTCTGTACCGACACGCGCTATTGAAGAAGCTACAAAGAATAGAACAGCTAGAGAAGTGCTTGGTAATTTAAGAAAAGTACTTGCTGTTGATTCTACCTTAATGAGCGAATCTGTTAAAGAGGCTGTTGTTGATGGTAAGTCACAAATCGATCAACTTAGCACACAACTTAATAAGCTTAAGAAAGAGAACAAAGTTCTTAAAGAAGCCTATACACAACAAAAAGCTGAATTATTATTGGAAGCTAAAACAGCCGGTTTACCTGCTAGTAAGAGAGGGTATCTTGTTAAGATCTTAGGTGATAAGTCGCCTAAGTTTATCGAAGAAAATTTTGATTATACTGCTAAGTTATTTGATAAGAAAGAAAAGGAAAGACTTACAGTAATTAAAGAGGAAGCATACAAAAAACGTCGAGTAAAAACTGATGCTCCTGTACAACAGATTTCAGAGAAGAAGAAAGAGAAACCATATAACCCGTACCTAGCGGAGTTAGAAAGGTCTCACAAATAATTTCAACCCTGAACAATGAGGTGCTTGTCACCTGAGTAACTTGGACTAGTCCGAAATGCTAAGTCCATGAGGTAAAATGAAAGGAAACGTCTAATGAATAAACCACAATCATTTATTGATCGCGATAGAGCAGACACTCTTCTTGAGAAGTGGGCGCCTGTTCTAGATTATTCATCCGATAGTGTTAAGGCTATCGAAGACGATCACACCCGCTTAAATACTGCTATTCTGCTGGAAAACCAGGAGAAGTGGTGTATTGAGGAGGGTTCATCTACTGCACAAGGTTCATTCGGTCAAGGTAGTACCACGACCGGTGGCTTGTATCAGCCTGGTGGTTCTGCTGGAATTAATTCTGGCGACAACTACGCAGCAGGAGATGCTCGTCTTCCTAAAGTCCTTATTCCGATGATTCGTCGTACGTTCCCCGAGCTTATCACAAACGAGATCGTTGGTGTTCAGCCAATGTCAGGTCCTGTTGGACTTGCATTTGCTCTTCGCTACGCTTACCAGTCCGATTATCTTGGTAACGGTGCTGATGGAACCTCTGGTCCTATCGGCGGCACTACTACCGGACCTGGTACTCCTCCTGCAACAAATACCCAGTCCGACGCGGCTGGACAGTATGCTGGAGCAGAAGGTCTCAATGCTGATGAACTCGGATATCAACTCCTGGATACCCGCTTTACCGGTGCTTCTTCATACAGCTTGTCTGGTGATGTTAACTGGTCGTTTGCAGCGGAAGATACAGGTGTTGCTCAAATCCTTTCCGCATTTGAGATTACTGGTAACATTCCTCAGGTTGAGGTTAAGTTCGAGAAGACCGCTGTCGAGGCCGGCACACGCCGCCTTGGTGCACGTTGGTCCGTTGAACTTGAGCAAGACCTTAAGAACATGAACGGTATCGATATTGACGCTGAGATCACAAACGCTATGTCGTATGAGATTCAGGCTGAGATCGACCGTGAGATGCTCATGAGAATGATCCAGTCTGCTCTTAATGCTGGAGCTGACAGAGGATTCTCCTTCTGGTCACCTGCTTCTGCAGACGGCCGTTGGATGGTTGAGCGCAACAGGGACTTCTACCAGCGTATCATCATTGAAGCCAACCGCATTGCTGTGCGTAACAGGCGTGGTGCTGCAAACTTTATTGTTTGTACTCCTCGTGTTGCCGCCATTCTTGAAATGCTCCCTGAATTCCAGTGGGTACCTGTTCAAGGTGACGTCAATACACAACCTGTTGGTATTGCTAAGGTTGGTTCGCTCGGAGGAAGGTTTAACGTTTACCGTGATACCAGAACAGAGGTTCAGAATTCCAATGTGTACGATGAGCAGACTTACACCAGTGCTAGCACTGGAGGCGCTTATAGCGCTGCTATTGAGTATGCTCTTCTCGGATACAAGGGTCCTGAGTTCTACGATACTGGTATTATTTACTGTCCTTACATTCCAGTCATGGTTCAGAGAACCATCGGTCCTAACGACTTCGCACCACGTGTTGGCTTGCTTACTCGTTATGGTGTTGTTGACAACATCTTCGGAGCGAATCTCTACTACCATGTCATACTTGTTCAGGGACTTGGTACTGCGTTTACTCCTGGCTCAACGGCAGTGTACTTCTGATAGTACATCGCTGATTAAGCAGCAGTCGAGAGACAATCTTAAAACGGCGGGACGAAAGTCTCGCCGTTTTTTTGTCTAAACTTCGGATAAAATAACTCTTATTTAATAAATAATTACATGGCGATTAATACATTTTCACATGCAATTTTATCTGCATCATTAGTAAGCTATCCAGAACTAGCCGAGGGGTCTGGTGTTGAAGCAATTGGATCAACTGCTAAAGTTGTTTCTCTAACTGCTGGTAAAGTAACTTACACTCCAATCGGCACCGGTAGCGATATTACAAATCCAGGGACTAATCCGGTACCTAATCCAGGTGTCGGTGTTGTTGGTATTGCTGCGGCAACAGGTGCGTTATCTGGTACTATAGGAATAGAAAAGCTCGGAGCTATTGGTACACACCCGGTCTCACAACTGCTATATACCCCACCACCAACAGCAGATGGGGTAGCTGGAGTAGACACGCCAACAAATATACCGGATGGATGCGATGCACCAGGCGGTAAAGCTCCACTACATACTGGAACCTGCCTCGCTAAGGGATATGGTAATCTCAATGAAATCGATGGTCGCCAAATAGGTTTCATGTACGTACTAATTTCGCCAGAGGATACAGAAACTTACAGTCATCATAGACCGCACCGCATACATCAGGGTGAGACTCTAGTCTTCTCATCTTTATCCGGTATTACTGTCGCTTTGAGAACATCACCAGCGCAAGCTACAAAGAGTAGGCATCAACGGTTAGGCCATCATGATTCCGGTATTGAGGTTCAATACTACTTAGGAGATCCATTATTGGCAGGATCGTGTACCACCACGACAGGTCTATTAGTTTCAGCAGGGTTGAGCAGCTCTGATCTAGGCTTTGTTGGTCCAGAGCATGCTCGTAAGAGATTAATGGGCTTTTAATTATCCCATCTTACCATTAGCACCCGCATCCGGAAACGATCATAAGATAACCGCAGTTGTTCCATACAGCGCCGGCGCATAAGCAGCATGATGATGTAGGTAGATTTGTGAGGTATAACGTACAAAAGCTACCACAGGTAGTACCACATACAGTAGGGCTACAAACAGTTGTTGAACCATAGACGGTAGGGCTACAAACGCTACTAGTACCGCAGACACATGCTCCACGTAAACAACCCGTACTACAAACTGTAGCTGAACGTAAGCAGGTTGTAGCACAATGCGTTCCAGTAGTTCTAGAACCTGATGAACAAGTACAGAACTTGACAGAGTTATTATTATAGAGAACAACACTACCATCATCATTTGCAATTATTGACTGCTCACCATCTACTGCTTGGATATAAATATTTGAATTATCATTACTGCCGGAATTTCTTATATATAAATGCCCAGTATCATTATCCATGTATGAGTTTGTGGCGTCGTGGTACAGCTTTAAATCGTTTCCTGTACCTATACTAACACATGAATGATCCGGCATTTTTAATCCACTAGAGCTTACAGTACCTTGTACAGTTGCTCCAACAGATGTTGTACATAACTTAGCAGAGTCATCGTAATATAGACATACAGAACCGTCAACTTCAGCTCTAATCATTTCATCACCACCACTGGAGGTTACTAATAACCGGCTGGGTGTTCTTATGTCTAATTGCCCGGTATTATTAAATATTTGACTTTCACTACCAGTATGCTGGAGCTGTAAATCGTTTCCTGTACCTATATTAATACACGAGTTGTCTGGTACTTTTAATCCACTAGCGCTTACAGTACCTTGCACAGTGAGTTTCTCTCCTGGTGATGTAGTTCCTATACCAACATCACCACCTGCCTCTATGGTCATGCGAGCACTAGCATTAGTTTTAAAATCTAATTGATGATTACTATCTGTGCCAATAACTCCCTTACTAGCTTGTGCTTGTAAATTAATTAATGCGCCGCCATTTCTCTCTACTTCTATTTCTCCATTACCTGTTGAATAAACATGTAGAAGAGCATCTGGACTATCTGTTCCTATACCAACATTACCATTATTATCAATTCTTACTCTCTCGCTATTACTAGTACTGAAAGCTAAACAACCTAATACATCGTCATCGTGTCGTATACCCTGCATGGATGCTAAAGGTACACCCTGAGAGTAACTCTTAAATTGAACTATTCCAACTTGATCTCCTGTACTATTACCCTTACCTTTTAATTCTAAACAAGCTTTTCCTGTTGTCCCGGGTTTAGTTACTACTAAACCGTAGTGAGCACTAAGACTACCGTCGGCACTTACAGCACCCTGTACAGTAAGTTTAGCTTCAGGGTTTGTTGTACCAATACCAACATTTGCGGTTCCAGGTAATAAACTTATATCTCTATTATTGGTGCAGATATCAAAATACGAGCCACGTTGCAAATAACCTAAACAAGCGTATGAAGTACCTGCGCCTATAAAATTAATCCACATGTCGTCTGAATCAGTTGTATCATATAGACATAACTGAGCAGTAGCACCGCATATTGTAATAGACTCTCCATTAACAACTAAATCATCACCAATACAAACATCTCCACTTGCGCTTATGTTACCAGCTACAGTAAGCTTTTCGTTTGGTGTTGTTGTACCTATACCAACATTACCTGCTGCTTCAACATGAATTCTATCAGTATCATCTGTCTTTATTATAACATCGCAAGCTGTACCGGTTTCGTTACCTCCTATGACTAGATCTTCATCATACGATTTAAAAACACCGGTATCAACTACAATACATTTATTAAAATAAAATCTATTTCGATCTGTACTAAAATGTGACCAACTAGTGTTCTGTGGACCTATTTGAACATACCCACTACCATTTGTAACTTGAAGAGAACTATTTGTCCCTTGCTTAAGATTTAAGCCACCAGGGAATCGGAAGCATTCCGTAGCACTTATATCACCTACTACAGTGAGAGTTTCGTTTGGATCTGATGTATTAATACCAACATTACCTGCAAAATAACCATCATGACCACACAATTCACCGGAACCACTTATATCACCATTAATAGTTGCACCTCCTGCAACATTAATTCCAGTATTTGTTGTACATAACTTAGCAGAGTCATCATAACGCAATTCAGCCCGACCGTTCTTAACAGAAAGAAAGGATTTTTCTGTACCATGAGCGAGTACGAGATCACCATCAGCAACCTCTTGTCTTATGTAAAGGTTACCGGTGTTGTTTAGAATATAACTATCACTTCCAGTGTGATATAGTTGTATATCGTTTCCTGTACCTATATTAATACACGAGTTATCTGGTACCTTTACTCCACTAGCACTCACAGTACCTTGTACAGTTGCTCCAGCAGATGTTGTCTCGAATTTCTTGCTTCCATTATGGTATAGCTCTACAGCACCACCATTAATGAAGTGAGCCATATTGGTAGAATCGTCAATATCTCTGATAACAATATCGTCTTCAGCTAAGATTTTTATATCATCCGCAGTATTTTTTATTATCAAATCACCTGCCGTTTCTTCTAAATACGAATTTGTTCCATCATGGCATATATTGAAATTCATGCTGGTTCCGAATCCAGCTTTTACATTATCAATAAATCGGAAGTTTTTACAAACACGGGTATCAACTGCGCTTCCATCTAAGAAGAAATAAGTAGTTGCAGTCCCAGAACCGTTATCATTTCTGAAGAATATGTCTTTATCAGCTTGGTTATTATTTATGTATAAATGACCAGTTGAATTTTCAATATAACTGTTACCACCAGAGTGTTGGAGCTGTATATCGTTTCCTGTACCTATATTAATTTTTGATTCATCCGGTACTTTTATTCCACTAGCACTCACAGTACCTTGCACGGTGAGTTTTTCTCCTGGTGATGTTGTATCAATACCGACATTACCCACTGACGCTATATTAATTTTTTCTGTGTGGTTGTTGTCTCCGAGAGTTAACAAATCACTTCCGTTTTGATTTACAAGAGTCGCTATATTTCCAGCTGCGTCATACTGTACAAACCCGGCGTTATTTTTTGTAAGTACAGACCCATTAACCATTAATTCTTTGACCAATGATGTGTAGCCGATACCAACGTTGCCACTAGCATCTATTCGCATTCTTTCGGAATTAGTTGTGCAAAACGCTAGCTGCTGAGCTGATTGGTTAGCAGCTATTATACCTATAGAATTACTATCTACACATAAATCTAAACGTTTTTCTGAAGCATCTGACGTTTGTAGTCTAATCCACGGGGTAGGATTTATTAATTTTATGTTACCATTAGCACTTATATTACCTTGTACTGTTAGTTTATCACCCGGGCTACTTGTACCTATACCAACTTTACCATTATCATCAAATACTATATCGTCGCCGTTTTTATCAATAAAATGAGCAATTGGTTGCGAGCCGTCTTGCTCAACATACAGCGCAGGACCTGTACCGGCATTAACAACTGATAGAGCTGAAGTTAAAGAAATTGCAGTATCTAAACACGTAATATCTCCTGTAACAGATAAGTTACCGGTTATGGTTGTATTACCAACGACTAGTGCATTACCACCCACTTCCAACTTACACGTTGGCGCGGCACATCCGATTCCAACGTTACCGCTATCCTTTATAACAAACCTATCTACATCACTTTTAAATGTAAGTGCATCGCTGTTGTCAGGATCATTATACATAACCCAGCATCTAGAACCAGATTCTAGTAGCTCATAACCCGGGTGATTACCCGTTGTAGCATCAACTCTAACTCGTGGGTCTGTAGCACATATATGTAATGAAGAAGAAGGAGATGATATACCTATACCAACATTACCTGCAAAATAACCATCATGACCACTCAATCCACCAGAACCACTTAACCCGTGTTGATTTATGTTTGCTCGACGGCTACCACCTGTGTCTAAA